AGATTCTTTTCATCAACCCAAGTATCGGAAGATGGATTCAATCCAACAATACCAACCCAGTTAATAACAGCAAATGGATTTACGTTCTCTGTAGCCGTTGCGAATTTTTGAGTTATAAAAGCCTTTTCTGTGTAATTTAGAGATACAACATCGCCAGTTTTCTTCAATGAATTTGACTGAAGATCAGCAACTTGCGAAAGATCTGCATTTGGATTTGCAGTTGTTCCGATCCCAACAATTTGAGAAGAACCCAATAATAAGTCAATACCAGTTGTGTAGTGGGAAGGTCTCAGTTCACCTTTAGATTTGTCAATAGAACTTCTGAATAATGGATTTGTAAGATCATGTGATCCATGACCTCTAAAGTTATCAACAAAGAAACCAGACTTAAATCTATCAAGGCCAGTAGAAGCATCCTTAATAGTCAGATTAGCAGTATCAGTTTCAAGAAGTGAGAGTTGTGTATAGAACTCAATATTTTGAATTCTATTTTCCAAACGAGCGATGTCAAACATCGTATATCTCTTATGTTTGGAAAGAATGGCCTTACTATCAACTGCGGCCCTTCTCACATATGGTTTGTGGAAAAGTGTAGCAACAACAAATCCATTCTGAGGTGTTTCTGGAGCAACAGGATCATCGGAAGGAGCACCCTTCTTAACCTCAAAGAATCCATCTTTGTTGAGAAGTAATTTATCAGTTCTTCCGAGATAGTAACTATACCCAAGAGTCAGAGTATCTTCTGGAACAAGAATATTAGGTACACCAGTTCCAGACTGAGAGAAGTCACGATAATCATATTCAAAAGGAGAATCTGTATCAGATGCCAGATTATAATTTTTTACTCTTGGTCTGATATCAATAAAGTCTGAAGCTGGATTACCAAGAATTGATGGTAAATCAGATTCATAAGAATCTGGAGAATAACTATTGACGGTGATAAAATCACCACCAGAACCAGTGTCTACAATGTAGTGATCGTAAACAACTGTGAGTTGTCTGGATGGTTCTGGAGATCCAGCATTTCTTACAATTCTAGAATAATCAAGAAACTCTTTTCTCTGACCGTTATCAAACGAGAAATCATTAATAATATTTCTGTCACCAATTACAACAACAGAAACTTCTCCACTAATACCCGATCTTTGGAAAACAACTGGTTCACCAACAGAAAATCTCAATTCATTTTTATAAACAATAGTTGCAGTGGTTGCAGTAGAACTTACCACTCTAGCTACGGCACCACTAGATGACCCGATTACAATTTCTCCTTGTAATGTATTGGTTAAATCGGAACTTCTATTAACAAGGGTAATTGATGGAAGAGTGGGTGCAGAAGTTGTGGCCGATTCAAAAACTGCATGAACTCTAAGAGCATCTGGAACATTCAGAGAAATCTGATCATCTTCTACTCTGGTTCCATAGATGGCATTATATGTTAATCCATTGTTGAAAGAAGTTCCAGTTGATCCAGAATGTTCATATTTTGATCTACTGATCGTGAGTCTGCTGCATCTTGTAAGATTTTTGGTTTTTGATTTTACATTAATTTTCTTAAGAGTTGCTATCAGAATAGCATTTGTATCTGTTGCGGTGCCCAAACCTCTCAGAGTTACACTCTTAAAGGTAGAATTGAAATCTAATTTTGCACTTGTCAGGGGTTCTACAGTTCCATCAGAGTAAACCAGATTATATCTTTCCTCATCAAATGGTTGGAAGAAAAGATTTGGATCTTCAATAGTTACAGTTCCTCTATTAGAACTAATATTCAGTGTATATTGTTTTCTAATTTGTATACTTGCAGATGTAAGATCTACAGAAGAAATAAATGGTTGTGGTAATCTTGTTGTTAACTTAGAACTTCTCGCATTGAGAATTTGTGGTCTAATTAAAGTAAAGTCACTCGTTTGAATCTCGGTAGTCGTTAGGCCACCATCACATACCCCAGTAACACTTGAACCAAGAGAAACAATAGTAAGAGTTGATCCATCAGCAGCAATAGCACTCACCCTGTTAAATGTTGGGACCGAGAAACCAGTTCTATTGTAAGAAACAATATCACCAGTTTTGATACCAACCGCAAATCTATTTCCAGGTGCAGTAACGATACCAGCACTACCGATTGTAAAATTAGTGCCAGAAGGTGCTAAATTAAATCTTGATGATAGTTCTAAGTCTGCAGTGAATGTGTTGACACCAACCTGTTGATGCAGTCCCTTTACATCACCAAAACTATATTCTCTTACAGAGGTTACAACATAATTTTGTGTGATTCCATTGGTAGACAGTGGTTCATCAACTATAAAAGTTCCAGTAGTGTCTGTAAGTGTTAAACTATTACTAGAGGAAACATTGTTCTTCAAGAAAGCAGTTGCTCCACTTCTCAGTCCCTTGACATGAACTGGAGTAGTAAGAGTTACACTAGAACTTACCGTAATAGTGGTAAATGTCTGCAAATCATACAAATATAATTCATATTTCGATGCATCATTTGAATATGCGGCCGCTTCAAGTTTATAATCATAAACTTTGGCAACACCAACCTCAATTCCAGATGAAGTTCCGTCTGTAGTTACCCTTTCACTTCTTAAACTTACAGTTGCTGTTGTTCCAAATCCAACAAAAGGCGATCCATAAACGTTATTAACGTTTACACTAGAAACTGTTTCAAAAGCTATAGCTGCACTAGAAATAGTCTTTGTTGTTCTTGGTTTATCAATATCAACAAGAGTTGTTGAAATTTTTTCAATATCATATCCTTTTACATAAGCCTTTCCAGGAGAAACACTGTAAACCATCAAATCTGATGATGGATTGGATCCCTGAGATGTTCTTTGAGATGGTAAATATACTCCACCATTACCAGATCTGTCATTTAAAGATTCCTTGACAGTTACTTGGAATGGTTTTACATAGTAATCTCCACTTTCGTCATATGTTCTTCTGGCTAATTCATCTCTGATAAGATTATAATCTGTTTTCTTTACAAACTTTTCAATCTTACCATTGTTCAATCTCATCAATTCAACGAAGTTTTCGTCATTGAATTGATCGATGTCCTTTTTGATGAGGGTAGTTCTAATTTGCAGCCTATCTGCTCCAGGTGCTGTAAAGTTTGAATATCCAGCTGCGTTATCAAATAAAGTATTGTCTGCGTAAGCGGTTACTAAGTTTTCTTGTATAAACAATCCAACTCTTACACTTGGATTTGCATTGTATTGATCAAGAATTACAGTTCCGGCTTGAACTTTTACAAAAAATCCTCTAATAAAATAAACACCCTCTTCAATAGAGGCTGCACAACCAATAGAAGTAGCATTTACTGGAATACAAGAAGCAAATGGATTATTTGCAATAATTCTTGAATTTCCATACTCAATGTCAACATCACAAATCAAGTTTTCACCATCTTCAAAAACACTTGTAGTAAAATCACTACCAGACTTTGAATATTTTACATAAAGAGTATTTTGTCCTCTATCCGACTGAGTAGAGGTAATATAATTTACAACTCTGGCCTCAACTCCAGAATTTTCTCCTCTAATTGTCTTTCCAACAAGTTGATCTACATATTCAGAAACACTTGTGCCAAAGAAAGTATCTGTAAGTTCTACCGCATAATAAAGAGGATCATAAGCAATTTGGCCAGGAATTACTTGAGATCCTTCTTTAAAAAAGTGTTGTCCAAATTTTTCAATTTGGTTCTGTAAAATAGTCTGTAACTGTGTTAATTCTCTAGCCTGGATAGGACTCGCAGGCTTGAATAGGACCCTATTAAAATTTTTGTCCTCATTAAAATCGTCGAAATAAGGACTTACGTTGAGATTTGTCTCTTGTGGCATGTCTTTAGAACTCTAAAACGATTTTAATGTCTTCTTTCTGGTTGGCACTACGTTGAATAGCGGCCCTGTTATCTATGTATAAGATCTCACCAGAATATTTTTTAACTTCTGGTTCAGCCACACCTTCAACAAAGTTTTGTCCTAGTTGGACAAGAGATGAACCAACTGTTGTTGCCGTTCCTGGGTTTGAAAGAGTTCCAAAACTAGTATCAATCCCCAATACGGCTCCTCCAGTTTGTCCTCCAACTGCATAACTTCCACCAGCACCAATTTGTGATGTGAAATCAACCATTCTAAATCCATAAGATGTTGAAGCAAGTCCAACAGGATTATAAACTTTCAAGACTCCAGTTGCACTATCCCAACTTGCAACATATCCAACTGCAGTAGAACCAACACCGATAGTTTGATAAACTGGAGTATCAACAGTATATGTTGTGTTAGTATTATCACCACCAGATATAGATCTTAGTTTTAAACCAACCAAAGCACTAGCTCTGGATTGTTGCAAGATACTACCAGATTCTGTTGTTGGATTTTTTACAACTCCAACTCTTGCAAAGTCGTTACCAACAATAAAGTCTGGGTTCGCAGTATCGTTTTCAAATCGAGAATATAGAAGAACTCTAAATGCACCCAATTCTCTATAAACGTCATATCCATGACCACCCAGAGGTGGAACAATGACTTCAAACTCAGCTACAGAAGTAGTACCAACACCAACAGCAGAAAGTCCAGAAATTGGCCCACCAGTTTCTGAACCAGGAGCTCCTGGGAAGAAGTTAATTACACCTTTACTATAATTTACTCCACCATTAGTGATGGTGACATCACTTACTTTTCCTTGTGCATCAACAGTAATTGAAGCTCTACCACCAGTTCCATCCCCAAGAATAGGGATGTTGTTGAACGTTGTTGAGATTGGTTGATAACCACCACCAGCGTTAACAATCAAAGCAGTTTCAATTTTTCCACTTACCGCAGCATTTTTAACATCAGTGGTGTCTCCCGTTCCCCAGTTATTTGGGACTGGAATGTAGTCAATTGAGTCAAATTTGATAATATCAGTTGGACTGATAGTATAAAGATACTTCCAAAGATAACCATCACCCGAAGATCCAGCAGCTTTTGGTTCTAAATCTGTAAAAGTTGGTTCATCAAGAGATTGTTTACCAAGTGGGTTTTGTGGATCTTGGCCGTTATTAACACAAACGTAAACTTTAAACTGACTGTTTACAACGTAGTATTTCGCATCATATAAATTAGTGGATGCAGTTTGAGGTGAGAGGTTTGATCTGGTGTAATTATGTTTGTACATTTCATAGACTGTGCCCGCAGTCCATGAATATTTTCTCACCATTCGTTTAACATCACTTGTATTCAATTTTTTCAATGCGATCATGGTATCATAATCATCATTGTACTCTTTGAACCCATCTTTGGGAGCAGGAGTATTTGTGTTCCAATCAGTTGTTCCATAACCAAGACCAACATCGGTAGAGTTAGGTAACCCAAGGAACGTGTAATATGAATTTGCGGTAT